CCTTTAAGTACTTTAAGACCGTTAAAAGGATCAACCTCCCAACCAAGTTCCTGTAAGGTTTCATGATCCATTTTACCATTATAATATAGCCATTTCTGTTTTAATAATTTTTTTTGTTGGAATTCGGCGCGTTTTAATTGAAGCTTATATGTTGAAAGAAGCTCCAAATATTTAGCATGTAGGATTGGTTGTTCTCTTGAAGATTTATCAAGACCGGTGGGATCAATAACACAATCCTTTGCCCACATTTCATGTATGGATTTCAAATCAATCATAGTGTATCCTTTATAATATAATTATATAGTATAACATACAATATAGTAAATGTCAATTTATATTAACTTAAAATAATTAAATCTAAAGGATGCTGCAAAGGTTATGAATGTTTGACCATCTGCGGTTGATTCAAAGACTATATCACCCAACGATGTAGGAACACAGTCTAGATATCTAATTTGTTTTGTTTGATTGTTGTGTGATGAAAGTATACTTAATGTTATGTCTGCATATGTAGGTGTATTTGTATCTGTACTAATACTACCTCTACCGCCATTACCTATATTAGTATTTACCAATCTAAGAATCCAGTTATACATTTCTGAATAACCTTCTAAATTTTCATCTAAAATAACATTTGTTGAAAGTTCATTAAATGTAAGAGACTCGCCAGGCATTGGTATACCAGACAATCTGGGTATAGCAAGTTCAACAGGATTTAAAATCATTCCTGGATGTGTGATTGTCTGACAAAAGAATTCTAAATTAGGATAATTTCGTCTATCAATAACCAGTTTGAAACTAGTCGGTTGAAGATAATTAAAGTTTTCTGTTAAAGTAGCCATACTTCTATTTATACATTTTATTTATTAAAAAAGGCCGAGACAAATGCCTCGGCCAGTTTATATTTAAGTTTTTTATTATCGTTATTAGGCGAGAATGTTGTCCACGCGGAAGATACGATAATACTGGTTAGTCTTAGCACTTGCCAGACCATCAGCTGGAGATCCACCAACAAATGGGTTTGATGCCATGCCGTAGCGAGTTTTGAAACCAATTTTCGGCTGGAATGTATCCTCACCAACTGCACGAACCATTGTTAGTGGTACGTATGGGCAATAGAACAGACCTGCGTCATATGGGTTTGTACCCTTATAACCAACTGTGATATAATCAGTAGTTGCATATGGGTCAATGTACACGCGTGTACGACCATTCAAAATACCAGCAAATGTGTTACCTGTGTCATCAACATTCAGGCTAGTGTTCATTGCAGGAGAATAGTCAAGCATGCCAGAAGCAGCAAGTGCAGAAGCGACATCTGATGAACAGATGATAAAGTTGCCTTTACCTCTACGTGTTTCTTTAGCAATTACGTTTGCTTCACGCTCGATCTGTACGATCAAACCTTTGAACTTCTCAACTGACCAACGGCCGTCTGCATCTGTTGTAAGGTTGAAGATACCATTGATTGCTGTGTTACCAGTACCTGCACCAGTTTTTGCTTGAGCATTAACTGTACGGATTACTTCACGGTTGATTTCAGCCATGATTTCTGTTGACAGAATGTTTGCCAACTCAGTTTCAGCATCAAGACCATGAATGGCTTTAAGATCCTGAGCGAGTTCCAAGCTGTATTCTGCTTTCAGTGCACGTGACTTAGCTGTGACTGTGGCTTTTTCAATTGTAAAGCCCATTTCAGCAAAGGCTGATGCACCGGTTGAACCGAGGCCTTCACCAGTTGCTGTGTCCATTCCACCAGCAGCATTTGGACCTGTACGCTCGTTGTCAATGCTTGAGTCAGAATTGGAATCAGTCAAGCCAGAAAGACCTGATCCATCAGCACCGTTAGTAACGGATGAGTCACCGGAGAAACCAGTGACTGCTTCGTTAAACAATGCTTCATTACCTGAGGTTGCACCAGCGCGTGTTGTTTTGTAGTTTGATTTCATTGCGAAAATCAAACCAGTTGGACCTGACATTGGCTGAACACCACACATGTCATAAGCCATAAGGTTAGGCATTGCACGGCGCACGAGAGCAATCAGAACTGGATTCCAATTAGCAGCGGATGCAGTGCTATTACTTGGAGCTGCTTCTGTCATGAATTGGCCTTGGGCCGCTTCTTCTGAGAATGCACGCTCTTGGTTTTCTAGGATAGCAGCGGTAACTGCTCTTCTGTGATGATCTTTAATGCTGCCAGCTGACTCTTCGTTCAGTACCGGTGCCCATTTTTCGATCAACTTATCGTATGATACTTGCATTAGATTGGACTCCCTAATCTATTTATTTGTTTTTTGGATTGCGGTCAAATACTGAGCCATTGTGCCTGAAGCTTCAACAATGCCTTCGCCTGTGTCATCTTCTTCTACAATTTCTGCTGATTCAGTAACCTTTTTAGTGAAGTATGATTCCTTAACAGTAGCAACTTTTTGTGCAAAAGTTTCTGCGTCATCAAAATCGATATCTTCTACTAAGTCTTTTAGCTTCTCAACTTGTGTTTCAGCAAGATCAGATGAATGTTCACGGATAATTGCATCACGCTTCAATACTTCTAGTTCTTCCTGCATTGAGATGTTTTTAGCAGTTGTCTCATTAAGAGCATTTTCCAACTCTTCAACATTTTCTGCTAGTTCGTCAACTAGGTCTACCTTTGATTCTGGAACCTCAATATAAGACTCAGTAAACAAATCTTTAAGATTGTTCATGAATTTTTCTGCGATTTCAGTGCGAAGGCCAGACTGGACAGCAAGTTTATTTTCTTCCATCCAATTCTCAACTACGTAGTTAAGATAACTATCGACTTTTTCAACAAGGTCTGATTTAGTTGACTCAACTTCCTCAGCCAGTTCCTCATTATATTTCTCTTCGAGACGATCAATTTCTTCGGCAAGCTTAGATTTAATAGCTGCTTCAAAAATAACCTCTGCTTTTGCTTTAAAGTCTTCTGAAAGAGTTGCCTCTTCATTGACCAAGGCGTTTAGATCCTCTGAAAAATCAACTTGATAATCGAGTTCTGGAGCTTCAGCAATTGCTTCACCTTCAGCAGTCTCTTCATCATAGTTTTCGTTGTACATTGCCATTAGGGATTGCTTATTCATGCTACCCATTTTATTGACCATGGCTGCCATTAAGGCTGCTTTCGTCTTTGGCATTGGATCTTGTTTTGTGTTGTCACTTTTACGCTTTACTGCAGAACCAGTAGCTTCACCTGCTTTATCAACAGATGCTACGGACTGAGCTTCAGCATTTTTAGGATCATGAGTTTGTGCTTCCACGATTTCGTTGTCATCATGGAGGTCAATCTCTTGATCTGTCATTTGATCTTCAGTCATAATTGACTCCTTTATTTAGATTTGAGCAACGAGAGGAAATTTTTAAACTCACGAACCTGTGTCTCATAAAGATTGGCTCGAGGAGCTTTCTTAATTTCAGTCTCAATTTTTTCAATTGCCTGAGCTTCAATGATGCCGTTGTTCCATACCCATTCAACTCCTTCCATAACTCCATTAACGAATGCGCTAGGAGCAGATGGATCTTGAACAATATCTACTGCATTGAGTAGAAAGTCTGGTTTAACAACCATGGCGCCACCACGATTTTCAAGGCTTCCCATACCACGAGTTGAAACGCCTAGTTTGACTCCACCATCCAACAAACCTTTTACAATTTGTCCCATAGGGGTTTCCAAAATAGTCGCCTTGCCCACAACATCATTTCCCTTCCAATCAAGGGATTCAATCTTGTGAGAAACTTTATCTAGATTAACAGTCGGTCCTTCAGGGTGATTCAATTCACCTACAGCACGGTCTTTAGAAACCTGTTCGCTAACATATTTGCTAACTGCGCCTAACAAAACCTGCTTTGGATATATCCGACCATTTCTATTCTTTTGTTCGGCTGACATGAATACGCCTTCGATGATGTATTTTTTACCACCATCTTTGGTGGCTTCAGTAACCACTTCTAAATTTTCATCAACATATTCAGCAATCAGCTTCATTTTTTTACTACCTTTACAAATTCTAGTCCTGCTTTTTCAGCTTCTTTTTGAGTCCTATAAGCATCAAGCCTATCGCCATCCACATACGTAACATAGCGACCTTGATCTTTATGTACCATAACAGTAACACCTTTAATCTTTTTATCAAAGACATGTTTACCTTTCGGCATGCGCCCTGTTAACTCGCGAATTTGAAAAAACGTTTTCATTTTGTAACTCTATTTATAATTTTTTAATTTTTAATTAATTAAAAATCTTTTAAAATTTTAGATTTCTTCTGATTCTTCTTCATCATCCGATTCTTTCGATTCAGACTCATCCTCTGTTTCAAGGTCAAGTTCAAGTTGATCCTCAAAATCTTCCTCATCCCCCAACTCGTCTGCATCTTCATTTTCTTCTACCCCATTGAAAATTTGATCAGCTAGTCTTACTTCTTCTTGATCCAATAGGTCATTTAATTTAATCGTCATCATATCATCAAAAATATCTTTTGCTTGTGTATATTCATCATTAGTTGCATGATTAATCATATCTTGAATATGCGCACTTGTATCTACTTCACTCACTGTCATCTCCTTTTGCAGGATTATCCTGCTGTTCTGGTTCTTCATCGGGTGCTTCATCTTCACCATCAATTTGTTTTTTCATATTCTCTATATCTTCATCAGATAACATAAGAATATTCTTTTGTACCCATTCTTTAGAATAATAGTCTCCAACATAGTTTTGAACCATGTCTAGTGTTTGCACTCTTTCCTTTAGAATATCTAAATC